TTTCAGTATTGCTTGAGAACATAGCACCTGCTGTATCAGAAATAAATTCTGCTAAGTCTGTACCATCAACTGTAATTGCATCTGCTTCGAGTGTGCCATCTATGTCAGCATTACCTGATACATCTAAAGTAGTTAAATCAAGTTCTCCTGCAATAGTAACATTTCCATCTGCTAGTGTTATTAGATCAGTATCTGATGTATGTCCTATTGTAGTACCATTAACTATTACATTATCAACTGTAAGAGTTGTAAGCGTTCCAAGACTTGTAATATTTGATTGTGCTGCTCCTGTTACTGTAGCTGCTGTACCGCTTGTATTACCTGTTACATTACCTGTTATATTACCTGTAAATGTTGCAGTAACTCCTGTAGTAGTCAACATTCCTGTACTAGGATTGTATGTCAAACCTGTATCACTTTCAGCGCCTTGCGAACCTGTAGCACCGTCTACGAATACTGGATAAACAGTTTCGTCTGTGCTGTTGTTTGCAGAGACTGTAATATTGTCTGCTGTTCCTGTAGTATCTTGGTTAAGTGTACCGATTACAAAGTCAAGTGTGTTATCTCCATCTTCATAAGTAACTGTAATATTAGTTTCAGTATTTGAACCAACCATTGCACCTACTGTATCGGCAATGTATTCATTTAATGCAGTTCCATCTACTGTATATGCATCTGCTTCAAGCGTACCATCTATATCGGCATTACCTGAAATATCAAGCGATCCTGCATCTAACTCTCCTGATATTGTTAAAAGACCACTAGAAGGATTATATGTTAATCCTGTATCACTTTCTGCTCCTTGACTTCCAGTAGCACCATCAACAAAGATAGGATATACTGTCTCATCTGTAGAATTATTAGCTGAAACTGTAATGTTATCAGCAGTACCTGTTGTATCTTGGTTAAGAGTGCCAACTGTAAAATCAAGAGTATTATCTCCGTCTTCGTAAGCTACAGTTATTCCTGACTCTGTGTTAGAGCTTACCATAGCTCCAACAGTATCAGCTATATATTCATTTAATGCTGTACCGTCTACTGTATATGCATCGGCTTCTAAAGTTCCATCAATATCAGCATCACCACTTATATCTAAGGTAGCAGCATCAAGTTCACCTGTAAGTGTAATGTTTCTAAAAGAACCTATGTCTTTATTTGAATCTACTACAACTGCTTTAGAAGCTGCAACAGTTCCTGCTGTAACTCCGTCAATTGTTTCTAGTTCTGCTTCGGATATGTCAGCACTTCCTATTACAAAGCTTGTACCTGTAATAGCTGTACCTGTAATAGCTGCTGCACTTGAACCACCAATGATTGCTCCGTCAACTGTACCACCATTTATATCGGCTGTATCTGCAACTAAACTATCTATGTTAGCTGTTCCGTCTAAATACAGATCTTTCCACTCAGAACCTGAAGCACCAATATCATATGTATTATCAGCACTTGGTAAAAGATTAGAAGCAACATCAGCACTGAAAGCTACTGTATCAGAAGCTGCATCACCAAATGTTAGGTTGCCTGAGATTGTAGCATTGCCTGTAACTGTTAAGTTTCCACCAACTGCTAGATTTCCTGAAACATCAGCAGCACCATTAATATCTATAGTAGTTGCATTAATTTCAATCTCTGTGTCTGATACTAAATCTAAGACACCATCAGCAGACTGATGAATATAAGTACCTGAGTCACCAAACTGAAGTTGATCAGTACTTGAAAGAAGTAATCCTGTGTCGGCTACGTGTGTAAGCGATACGTCTTGATCATCTCCAAAGTTTATAACTGCTCCATCAGCTAAAAATAAATCTGAAAATTCTAAGGAACTTGTTCCTAATGCAGCACCATCAGAAGCATCTGGCACAAATGCTGTGGTTGCTGTAATAGTAGTACCTTGCATTGTACTTGAGCTTGTTATAGCTCCAGTAGTTGTAATAGTATCTATATAAGCATTTTTAAAATATAAAGAAGAAGTACCTAAGTCTACATCGCTGTCTGTAACAGGAGTAAGAACTCCATCAGATAATCTTATTTGTTCTACTGCAGCACTAGAAACTTCTACAAAGAATCCCCAACGATTATTTGTGCTATCTACAACAATTTTATTAAGAAAATCTAAATCACCAATAGTATGTATATTACCACCATGTGCTGCTGTACCATCGTGTCTATGTCCAGTACTTGAAGCACTAGTAGAACTATATGCAAATGCGTTTACTAATTGATTGTATTCATTGTTAAACAATGCAGCAGTAATGGTGTCTCCATCACTAAAACTACTTTGTCTTGTATAACTTTGTGCCATCTTTTACTCTCTCCCTGAAGGTACGTAATCTATATATATTCCATTTACTGTATAAGGTGAATTTTGATTATCGCTAAATACTCTAAAATAATTACTTTTTCCACTGCCTTCTACAGTTTGTCTTGTTATTGGGTCTGTTGCTGCTCCAAACTTATAACCTCCTGATGTTCCAAAAGTTGCATTTGCAAACAACGAAGGTTTTGGTATTGATAATGAATAATCTGTAGGCTGTGGACTATCTAGATCATCAAAATTATATCTTATTCTTAAACTTGTATCAACTTCTCCTTCTGGAGTTATAGAAACTTTTACATATTTTAAAGTTTTTAAAGTTCCTAAATCTCCGTAATCAAGATCTGGTGTTTGATATTTAGCTATAATATTACTAGCTGCTCCACCAGAATCTAAAAAACTATCTCCTGTATCATGGTTAAATACTTTTCCGTTGTAATCACCATGATAATATTTTTCAACACCGCTTGAGTTAAAACCTGAAACAACTGCTGCACTTGCATCTATACCGACTGTTTCAGACCACTGAAAATTTGTAAATCCTTGATCAGTTGTTTTTAGAGTTCCTATTATTCCTCTTGCAGAACTTCCAGAAGAAGAATCTCCATAATATAAACGATACTGCGCTTTGTCTCGTATAACAATACTACTTACATTATAGCTTCCAATATTATCTGCAATGTTTTTCATTACAGGCTGGATAGGACGACTGACTGTACCAAGCTCTACGTCACCAATTCTTACTGTACCTGCTAGTGTTCTTATACCATCAGGTGCTAAAAATACTAAGTCACCACCAATCTCTTGAATGCTTCTTCCGTCTAAACAACCTATATTTTGTGTAATAGGTTCTACTGCTATTGTAGAGGAAGAATTTATATTTGTCAATTTATAAATACTGTTTTTACAAAATATAATTAGATCATCACGAAAAGATCTTAATCCAACTACTTGATCATCTAATACTATACTTCCTGAACCTGTTGTTGTAAAATCATCTATGTCATTTGTTCCACTATAAAATATAGTGTTTGGTGCTGTGGCTGCTCCTGCTACAACTAGGTGTCTATCGTGTACCGTACAAAACTTAGGATAGTGTGTTCCACTTACTGTTATTTCTTTTGCGTAATAAGTTCTATCACTTAACGCACCAGTTCCTGTCATTTTAAAGTAAAAAGGTTTTACACCTGATCCTTCATCAGTGATTATAACTTCTCCATAAGTTGTATCACCTTCGTAAGTTACAAAATGCGCAAGACTTTGTGAAGTTCTAGCTGAAGCACTACGACCTGTAAAAGTACTGTAGTTGTCTCCGCTACCAGAAACACTTGCTCTATTTATTTGCAACCAACTTGTTCCGTCTAAACTAAAATATATGTTAGTACTTGAACAAGCTATAACTCCATCAGCATAAACATGAAGACCTAATATATCGTCTTCACTACTTGGATTTGCTGCACTTCCTCCTCCAAAAGCCGAATAGCCATTTACTCGTCTATAGCCACCTGCTACATCAACTTCAAAGTTTTCTAATAATGTAGCTGCTCCCGGTCTGCGAAGCATCTCAAAAGAACTTGAGGCTTTATCAAGTCCTCCTTCACAAGCTAATGCAAAAGGTTGAGAAGCCATTATATCATATCCGTAGACATATACTTAGGAGTAGGATCTGCCAAGTTTGACCTCATTAATCTTAATCCTTTTTTATAATCATCTAAAGCAAAAGCAGCAAGTTGCGCATTCTCTTTAAACTGTGCCATATAATATCTAGCTCTTGCCATTAATACAGGAACATACATATCAGGAAATACTATTGCATCTCCGTGTGCATCTAATGCTGTAGGTAAATCCCAAGCAAAAAACCATACTCTATAAACTTTGTCAGGTATTGGGCTTAATCCAAACTTTCTAGAATCTGGACTTCTAATTACAAAACGAGGCTCTCCATAGTTTTGTGTGTCTGCATCGTCTTGGTTTTCTGATTCTCTATAATGGTCTTTCCATTCTTCAAGAGTCATAAATGATAAATTTCTACTTGTATATGGAGCAGACTCACCACTTACACTAATAGTTGTAAGATAAAAATCTTTCCAGTCTACTGCACCATAATCTGTTGTTATACTAGAACTAGCAGTTTTTAATTCATACCATCTAGTTCCTGCTGTTGTTTCTACATAAACATTTCCATACATAGGATCTGTAGCACCACTTTCTCCTGTAGCTAGAAAAGACCAGCGAGGTTCTGAACTTACAATATCATTATAAGCTCTATTTACACAGTCTTTTGCAAACTGTTGGATTCCTATTGCACTACTAAAATTTGAAGATGTTAAAACAACTTCATTAGATTCTCTAAGAATTTCATTAGTTAATTGTAAATATGTTGTTGCCATTTAATTTCCTCTAGCAAGGCTTTGCTTTTTTCATAGAACCACCACCATATGCTTTCGTTCTTTTTTTAGGAAAACCTGCTTTCATGTTTGCGTAAGCTTTCGGTGTTATTGTAGATTTATTTTTAGGTCTACTTGTTCCTGCTTTTTTTCTTTTGTTTATATTATCATACAAACTCATTGTTTATCCTTTTTGCCTGTTAAAGTTTTTTTGGGTTTTTCCAAAAATCCTATCAAAATTCTTATTGTATGTTTTTCTTTCTTGAGCAGTCATTCTATTGCCTGCACTTACTAATTTTCTATTGCCTTTCTTCTTATTCTTTAAGATGACAGGTCTTGCGTCTGTTCCTACTTGTGGCATATTTTTCCTTTTTTCTAAGTATGGGGAAGGACAATATAGAATTTCCTTCCCTCACACCGTTTTATTGCTTTAATTAACGATTAGTCAATTGCATAGAAAGCAGCTACTAAAGCTTCGCTACGAAGTACATCAGCGCCATAGACGTGAAGCCCTCTAACGATGTCACCAAAACTGTCAGGATCACGAAGAACCTCAGTGTTAGTAATAGCTTGTGCAGTAGCAGCAGCAGAAATATGTCCAGCTAATACTTTACCACTTGCTGTAGAAGCAGCAGCAATATTATTAGATTTGTACATATCAAAGCCACGAAGCTTTCCACTTGATACTAGTCCATTACGGATAGAACCTTGCCCTGCGTTGAAGTCGACTGACATTAATTTTGAACCAGACTGAGACAGTTGCTCATACCAAGAAGGAGGAGCTACAAACCATCTTCCTTCTTCAGGAACATTTTGCTCGTCCAACAATCTAGCCATAAATGCCATTACATCAAGAGGATCAGCTCCAGTACCATCAGAACCTGTTAGGTCGATAGAATTAGAACCGCCTTGATGTTGTCCCATTGTTTGAGTAGCAGCAGAAGCATCAGCACCTAACACATGGTCAGGTGAAGAAGTTGAGACACCACTAAACAATTCGGCAATAACACCTTCATCAAAAGCATCTTTAAGAGCGTAAGCTGCAGAAGAGGATGCTACCTCTTTCCAGTTTACGTGAGACATAGATTTCTCAATGTCATCTACTTTAAATTTGAAAGCGTTTGCTACATCAACAGTAAGGGTTTCTTCCATGTCAGTAAGTTTGGTCTGAGTAACGTCCGCACCTCTTTCATACTGATAAACAGTAATAGTAGGTTCTTTAACGATACGTACAGTATCTCCGTAAGCAGTAATCTCACCAGAATAATCGGTGTTTGTGATTGCTTCAGCTACCGAGGCTTTCCTAAAGAAGTTTAAAACCTTCTTGGAATAAACCTTAGGCATGAAGAAAGCATTCGTTTGACCTGTTACAGAGTTACCAAAGTTACCATTAGTATCAGTCGATTGCTCGAATAAAGCGTCCGATTGATTATAAGCCATTTTAAGTCACCTTTAAATGTTAATAGTTATACTTTAATTGCGCACCCTACCTTCTTCAAGAGCTTTATCAATCTCGGATTCGAGACGATCAAACTCATCCATAGGTAGTGCTGCAATCTCCTCTTGAGTCCAAATTCTAGGCTCTTTTGCTTCAACAGATGTCGTTTTAGTTGACACCATTTCTGAAGCTTGAGCTTGTCTGTTTGAACTCGGCTTTTGTTGTTTTACAGATGTAGAACTTCCAACTTCCATTTTATAAAGATCAATAGCTTTGCTCGCTAGAGATGCATTATTAGGATTATTATAAATCCAATCTTGTATCTCTTCAGGCTGAGTTTCTGCCCAAGTATGAAAAGCATCATTGTTTCGTAAGTCTGAATAGTCAGGATGTTTTTGCATCAAATCTTTTTCAGCTTCACGTCTCATAATGTCTTGTTCACGAGCTTCAATAAGGGCAACCTTATCGGTTAAACCTTTTATTTTATCTTCACTCTTTAAATGAGCAACGCTTTCGACAACTTCATAAACATCAGGATATTCACTTTTAAATCGTTCTAATTCTTCTAGTGATTTAGGAGCTTCGTAAACTGGTTGTGCTTGTTGCACTTTGTTTGCTAACTCTTGTTCTCTAGTTCTGAACTCATTAAGTTTTGTATCATAATGCTTTTTAAGGTCATCATATCTTTTTTTATAGTTAGGCTGAGAGTAAGGTTTATTTTGTACTGCTGTTTGTTCTTCAATTTGCTGGTCGCCTTCGTCCTTTTCAGGTCTAGGTGCAACAAATAAACTATCAGCAGATAATCCTTCTTTCGGCATAACATCTTCCGTATGCCACGATTTCTTTGCGTTATACGGATTAGGGGTTGGCTCTTCTACAGTTTCCTGTATATTTTCAACTTTTGCCATTTGTTTTCTCCTTATAGGGTTTGCGCTATCTTCAAAGTGGCTTATTACAAGAACGTCTTCTTGATAAGGGTTTGACTTGCAAAGTAGCTAAAGGTTATAGTTTGATAGAGGGTTACAATAAGTAAGTAGCTCTATCGGTTTAACCGTAAACAGTTCTATACTGAGTCCTAGGATTAGCAGCTAATTGTAATTTCCTCATTTCACGTTCTGTAACATCTACAGTTCGTTGCATAGGATCAATCATTGCCATATCTTCGTCATCATCTATATAACCGCCTTCGGCTTCTGCTCGTCTAACATCCGCATCCATTTCAGCTTGTTCCATCATACCTTGCAGGTTTTCTGGACCAAGTTCCTCTGTGGCTTTGGATGTTATAACGAATTCCCCATCCGATAACCTTGCAGGTATCGAATCGGAAACTTCGGATCCCGGACCTTCAACAGGTCCAGAACCAGAAAATTCTGAAGCAGTCTCTATTACTTGATCAAAGATTTCACTTAATCTTGGATCAGCAGCGAGTGCTTCTTCTAAATACATTGTGTCTTCGGGTTCTAATGTAGACTCTATAACATAGTCTACAAAGTCTTCTTCCATTTGTTCATCAGGAACCATACCTTCTTGTGCCATATCTTCGGCTTGTCCTTCTGCTAATCCCTGCTCATACTCTCCGTGAGTAGCTCCCGGCATTACTGTACCATCAGGCATTGTATGTGTTGGTCCTTCCATCATTTCTTCCATTACCATTTCACCTTCTGCATATTCAACTCTTCCACCTTCTGCATAATCATAATCATCTCTTTTCTTTAGTACTTCTGATGAAATTTGAATTTGATCTTTACCTTTTGCTTTTCTATTTGCTATTCGTTTTGATAGTCTTTTTCTTTTCATAGCCTGTCTTGATTCTTGTCCTAACGAACCACCTGCACCTTTACCACGACCTGCACCACCCGGATGCGCACCTACACCACTAGCCATTCGTTGCACAGCCATTGCACCTGTAGTTCCTGCTGACATCCTATCTACTGCTCTAGGAGCAGCAACTTGATAGTCTGGAAGTTGTGCGGGTTTTTCTTTTGGAGGTTTATTAATATTAGTTGCAATTCCTTGTGATGCTGCTAAGACTGCAGGATTTCCTAATTGATTTACTACTGCGCTAATACCACTTCCTACTGCAGAACCTATAGCCTCTACTGAAGGCATATAGACACCACCCGCAGGTGTCATTTGAAAATCACTTCCTTTATTATATTGTCTTCTTTTAAACATTTTCTCCCTCTTTAATACTTATTTCCACATCATCCTTTAGCTGCTCTAAGCGTGCCAGCAAACTCATCTTCCCCTGGCTGCGGAATATTTCCTGTTCCGATGTTGCCACCACCAGTACCTGTAACTCCGAGTTCTTGAGATTGGTTAGGTGCTGGAGGAGTGCCTCCCATAGCAGCTTGTTGTTGGTTAGCGGTCGGATCTTCTGCGCCAGTTTCTTGTTGAGCATTTTGCATTCCTATTATTTGTGCAGCGATAGCAGCCTCTTCAGGATCGTTGAGTATTTCATCAGGATCTAAGTCTAGAGTATATGCTAGTTCGCTAATTAGTTTTGATACTTTAATGAATGGTGCAATCGTAGGATTTTGTGCAGTCTGTAAGAACATAGTTAGTCTTTGGCTTCTTACTTCTTTCTGCATTAAACTACTTGTACCCATTGCGTTAATTTCTAAATCTCCAACAGTATCTAAGTCTTCTTCTACAAACTGCATGTTCCAATGGAAGTATGCTTCACCTAAAGGTTTTAAAAGAAAATCATCAATATTCTTAACAACTGTTTTAATATTTAAACTTGAAGCACCAAGAAGCATTGACATGCCTGATGCTGTTCTTGTCATACTTTGCACACCTGTTTGTCCATGTGAGTAACTAGGTATTCCTGTTTGTTCGTCTGCAAGCTGTCTAAACTTGTCAAACATCATCATGTTTTCTGGTGCAGTGTTTGGAAACTTCAAACCGTGTATAGCTTGTCCGGGCATTCCAGCTTGTCTTCTAAATATTTTACCCGGATATATTTCCATAGATTGTCCACCAACCAATGCAGAATCGTCTACATCAAAGACTAATGAACCTGCAAGTGCTAAGTTATCAACAGCCATACGTGCATGTCCATTCATAATCTGTTGTGAGTCTGCCATGTTTTCAGGTACTCCAATACCAAAGAAACTATATGGATTTCTTTCGTAAGGGAATGCGTGATATGGAATTTGTGGTGGAGTAAATGGATTAATAACTGCTCTTAATAACATGCTACCACAAGTCCATGCATTAATTTGTACTTCATCTAAATCGTCTATTGAGTCTGGAAGATCAATACCTACTTCTCGTGCGTAGTCTGCATCCATTGTTCCCCAATATTCTAATATTTCATAGCGATCTGTACTATAGTCTTGAGTATTATTATCTTCATTAAGTTGGTTTTCAAAATACTTTTCTTCGTAATTAGGTCCTTCACTTAATGTATTTCTAATTGCATCTTTGTCAAAGTATGGAAGATTTCTTAATCCTCTTAATTGACTTCTGTTAAACTTATGTCTGTGTATAATAAAATCACATTCTTCAATTGATGTAGCGTTTGGATCAGGATAAAAATCCCAACAGCTTACAAACTCTACACGAGGAACTCTTACTTGTACAGGCTCATACTTTCTTTCACCACCTTCTTTATTCCAACGATGTAATGTTTTATTAAAACTAAATGGTCCTTTAATAATACCTGTACCAAGCATTGCTGATTCAAATAAGGCATTTCTTAATTCAGATACACCATTAGATTCTTCGAGTTGGTCATGAATTAGTTTTTCCATGTTACGTGCAGCTTTTTGTGCTGGACTTATTTCAGGAACTTGTGGGATTGCAGATAGACCTGCTTCAAGAATTACTCTACCTTCTTGGTCTGTATAGTTATCTTTTAAAGAACCTAAGAAATTTTCACCTTCTTTAAAAGTAGCTCCGGGCAGTAAAACATTTCCATCGCCTTCGTAACCGACATCGAAAGGGTTACTCTGTGATTCAGCGTCTTGTTCTACCTCTACATCTCCTAGACCTTGTGGGGATTCGATGCTCATAGGAGAAGTATTCATGGTTACACGAGCATTTCCTGCAATGCCTTCTGGCATTTTGGTTTCTTTAACCGACAGCGGAAATTGCCCAGAGCCGAATAAGACATCTACTAATTGACCATAAGCAGCTATTGTCTTAGTCTTTGTAACTTTTATAAAAACTCTAGATTTTTCACTTTCTCTAAATCTAACACGCTTACCGTATAAACCTCTAAAGTTCTGATAAGAGTTTAACCATCTTGATTCATCTGTTCTTCTTGCAGTTTCACATGCGCTAAATCTAGACTTAATTAAACCTACAAGATTTCTAGATTGCTCATATTCAAGCTTTAATGTTTTTCCGTGTTCATTTTCTACTTCTTCATAAATGCTGTCTGCATTTAAAAAAGTATTAAAATTATTTTCTTTTTCTGCCATTTATTTAATATCCAAATTCTGAATCTGAAGGATCATATACTTGTCGTTTAATTCGTAACATTGTATCAAACGGATCATCTAACCTTGGTCTACTCATAATTAAATAACGCAACGCATCATATGCATGATCCGGTGCATTTGTATCAACATCTTCAGGATTCTTTTTAGAAAGAGGAATCCCTTGTAGTTCTTTTATTACATTAACACATGTATTAAAAAATTGCAAACGAGGTCGACCTGTTTGATTTCTACGTTTTAAATGCTCGTGCAATTGCACTTTGCCTGCTACTCTGTTTTTATCTGCTCTTCGTAATTTGTGTCCTGCCTTTAAAAGCATTTCACCTATTGTAGGACCTGTATATCCTGTCCTTGCCCAAGCAGCAGTGTCTAACACTCCCATTACTGATTTGACTTCTCCCATTTCCATTTCGGTAATGAGTTCGCCGAGAGCTTCCCCTGTAAGACCCTTTTTGTAAAGTTCTCTATATATAATGATGGTCTTATCTTCGGGATCAATAGCTGCCCAAAGGCAACAACTCTCAGCCGCGTAGCCGTAATCAATTCCTTTTACTCTCTCCCAATGGATCGGAATCTCAAAAGGAGGAATAACATGATGGTCTGTATTAAACTCAACAAACGCTGCGCCTTCGTTTACTTCCCAATTACCTTCTAGAAGTTGCCTTCTTTGAATAGCAGGAAGTGACATAAGCATTCGCTCGTATTCACCATCCTCTGCTAGATAAGGATTATCTATCAATCTAGCAGGAATAAATTTCCTTGTTAATCCGTCTGAACCTTTAAAGCTAGCATTTGATTCAGAAGGTTCTATATATCTTTTCTTTACCCAATGCGCACCAACACCACCGGGGTTTGCTGTGCAACGTAGATATGTTTTAATATCTGGGTTTGTGGTTCTAAGTCTTGAAGCTAAATAATTCCAACCAAACTCTGTGGGTAAATGTGTAATCTCATCAAAACCAATCCAGCTATATGCTTGTCCTTGGTAACGATAAACATCTGCATCTTTTTCTAAAAACCCAAACTCTATCTTTGCACCACTAGGAAAGTACCATACTTTTTCTACTTCTTTAAACCTAGCACCTTTAAAAGCTAAAGGATAAATCTCTCGTGACTTATCAATTAGCTCACGTAACTCTGGCATTGTTCGTCTTAATATTAAAGCTCTATGCTCTTTTACGTGACAATAACGTAGCGGATCTATTAACATTGCAAAGCTTTTTCCGCCACCTGCTGCTCCACCATAAAGAACATCTTTTTCGCCAGCAGCCAAAAACTGCGTTTGTGGTCCATCATTAGGCATAAAGGAAACAGCATCACCTGTTTCATCTATATGCTTCTGAACAGCGTTAGGAAGTTTTTTTACTTCATCGGTAGTAACAACCTTATTATCATCTAGTCCACTTACTTTCTTTAAAGTTTTTTCTTGAGTCTTTAAGTATTGTTTTTTATTACTAAGTTGAGACTCTAACTTTTTAATTGTTTTTTTCTTAGACTTTAAAGATTGTCTAGCTGCAATCTTAGCTTTTGTCTTAGAATGAAAGTTGTAATTACTTTTACTTCCTTTTGGTCTTCCTGCTTTTTTCTTAGGAGTACCATCTTTCTTAAGTATAAAGTCGCCTTTAGAATCTGTCAAGTAAAGATTTGGATTTATTTCCCAGTCTTTCTTCATATTTTTTATCTACTACTTTTTTTAATCCCATTCTTGATAGCGATCTAGCAGTCTTTGTTTGTAGTATTTCTACACCTGCTGCAAGACTAATGGATTTATTGTGTACCATTTCTGTTACTTTGTCAAGTTCTTCTAACTCAGAAGTAATGGGTCGTAAGTACCCTTGAACTTCTTCATCAAGTTCATATCCAAAAGGAATAGTCGAACTCTTTCTTCTAATGTAGCCTTCAGGAATTCTTATCATTTTTCTTTTCCTTTTTCTTTTTAGGTTTATTGATTACAACTCCGGGAGAAATCTCTAAAGGTTTATCAGGGTTTTGTTCGATTTCTTTTCCCCATTCTTTTTGTCGCCAAATTTTTGTCATACTATTTTTTCTTTTTTCTTATTGCTGTTTTGTACGCTTCGTTTTTTTTAGTCTTAGGATCATCTTTAACAAAGTGTCCTTTTTTATTTCTAGCACGTACTTTAACTTCTTCGTATCCAAGAAACTTAGTCTTAAACCAATCGGTCAAGCCTATATTCCAAAAGTTCATTGTTCTGTCAAAATTATCTTTCATATCTATTTACCTTTATTATATTACAAAATCTTCGCCTTCGTGCCAAGAGCAACCTGTTAGTCCTCCGGCTTGTAAAGCTTTTAATGTTCTTACTATTTCTTCTACGTTACGACCAGTATCCAAAGCATTTACTGATACGTGTTGTATAATTCGATCAGGATCAACAATGAAGGTTGCTCGTAAACAAACACCTTCTTCAAAAGAAATAATACCTAAATCATCAGACAAAGACAAACCACAATCGGCTGCCAATGGATGTTTTATATTACTAATAAGCGAATTGTTTTCTTTCCAATTAAGCTTACAGAACTCATTATCGCCACTTACACCCATAACAAATACATTTTCGTCAACTAATAAATCCATTTCTGCAATCTCAGTTGGACATATAAATGTAAAGTCTTTTGGATAAAAGTATATAACTGCCCAACCTTTTAAATCGTCAGACGTACATTTAACCATTTCATTGTTTTCGTTGACTCCGTCAAGATAGAAGTCAGGAAATATATCACCTACTGTTAGCATATTGTTTCTCTCTTATTATTACCATTTTACTTTGTTTGCCCAATACGCAGCAGACATCTTTCCTCTTGCGATGTTCTTAGCGTGTCGAGCCTTAAAAGATCTGGAACGTGCTGTGTTTGTTCTGTCACCAGTCTTTCCTTGTTGTCCAAATCTTATTAATTTTATTTTACTTCCTTCTTTTGCTACAACCACATGTGACTTGGTTGGATGCTTTGGAGTACGCTTAGGTTTGTTATAACCACTTACTCCTGCTCTTGCAAGTCTTGGATCTTTTTTACTTTTTCTTTTTTCTGCCATATTTCCTCTTTTGTTTTTTAAATGTTACTTTTACAACTTTTTGAAGCCTTCCAGACTTCATTAATTTGTGTATGTTTTTAAAAGTTTTAAGCATTCTCGTTTTGTTTCCAGCAATTCAAGTTTGCAGCGACAGTTCGCCTTTCTCCTTCACCAAAGAACGGATAGACCATGTGCTGCATCCACGAAGGAAACATTAACTGCCTGCCGACTTTAGGTTGTAATGTAATTGATTGCGGTGGTCGCAGTCTTTCAGTGTTCATAATCTCGTTACGACCATAAGTAAAAGCCAAGAAGCCATCGCAAGCACCTGAATCATTGTATAGGCTGTAGTTGCTTTCGTTGTCTTTTTGTGTTTCTCCAAATTTTCCTATTTGTTCTGGAACCATTGTCCAGCAAGTTGTACTGATTCCCATAAGTGTTTTAGTGCCATGATCGTGTATTGGATTGTAGTCTCCTTCAAAGCTGTGTACAGACCACAGTTCATCAATGTCTATTGTACGTGATTCAAACTGTGAGCCTGTAATATTCATAAATGCATTGACGTAATCTGCACCCATTGCTGTTATAAAGCGATAATAGTCCATCAATAAGGGATGCTTGTGATCCATGAGCAGTTGTTCACCTTGATGTATTTGTCCGACCAATGTGCCTGCCAATGATTTCTTTTCTGCTGTTTCTTTGTATTCGTCTAAGTATTCGTTTAAATTAGATACTATCTCGTCTGGTAATTGACATTCTAACATAATCACTGCAGGAAGATTATGTACCTGCATGTTTAACTTCTCTTGATCTATTTCCATACGAGCTTGATTCCTCTTCGTTCTAGTTCTTTAATTACTTTGTGCTTCTTTTTTTTCGGTGAAGACTCTTTATTTAAGTAATCTATGAGTTCTTGTTTTGGTGTTGCCTTCATGTAGTACCGTATTGTAGCAGTCTTGCCTGTACGTCTGTCGTAGCTTTTTTCTGTAGGTTTAAACTTGGTAGGCATATTAGTTTAAGTATCTGCTTTTAAGACAAGCTCTGTCGTGTCTGTCTTGATTAAGTCTTCTGATTGTAGGATCAACTTCGTTGTACCATATAAAAGGAAATAAAGCGTGAACTGCTACACGTAGAGCCAAACAACCTAAACGAAGAGCATACCATATGGCAACACTCAGATGTTCGATGTATCCTTCGTTGGCTTCTTTCAAGTGCTTAAAGTTGATGTCTGGTTTCTTCATTGTTGTATTTTCTTTTTAACCAATCTAGATGTAAATGATAATAATCTTCAAAGTCTTCGTACGGTGGTAGTCCGCTTCGGTGTCGTTCTAAACAATTCTCATCGTATAGATGTCTACACCATCTTCTAAACATGTCATAATCATCACTCTTCATTTTCTTCGTATTCTCCTTCTATAAAGGTTATTTCTTCTTTTTCTGGCATAATAAATATACCACCTGATACTTTATGATTTACATCTAATCGCTCTGCTTTTGCAATACCTACACGATCTAATATGGTTTGGGCAGCTTGTAGTTTGTTATTAGCTTGCGGAATTGCTTCATCAGAGTTCATGATGTCTAATAATTTAAAGGCTGCTTGTGGTGCAGACTGCGCAAGTACATCTGTTGTAAGTTCTAATACTTCATTCTTAAGAGATTTAAGTACTTGATAATGATTGCCTGAATACCCTGCTAACTCTGCAGCCTTCTTAGCATCACCGTTTGTAGTAACTAAATGATCTAGAAAAGACTGTTGTTTAACAGTAAGTTCTTTTTTTTGGTTGAGGGAAGTTAGTAAACCAGTCATAATATCTAGTTTACATCCATATTCTGTTTTGTCAAGTAAAAAATTAACTATTGACAAAAGTCATTTTAGACTGTACAATGGAGCCTTGTACCCCCCAAGGCTGAAAGTACCCACAGGCAATGTGGTCTATTAGTCTATTGAGTTCGGGCAAACTGGTTTACACTTGATTTCTTTTAAAATGTATAACCACTACATCTATATACACGGAGGGGGGAGTGGTCTCCTACCTCCCGTGGCTGTCAAGCTCTGGATAATCTGGTTAGGAATCTATTATCCTACTAGACTTTGCAAATTTCAAAAATACAGATCCCATAGCTATATAGTCGGATAGATTATTAAGAAACTTGGACTTACCAAAGAACATATAAAAGTTTACAAAGGATATAAATTAGCATCGGATAAAAGATTATCCAGATTTGCTTTTCCAATACCAGAGTCCTGTATGGTTGAGGAGTCTGCCAAGTTTCGAATAAGTAATAGTAAAGACTTTGGAGTCTTCCAGAATTCGATAATGTCTATAGTTAAGGAACATTGTAAACTTGGCAGGTGCTAATGGTAAATGATTAGTCTCAGTTTGAATTTATTACTTTTTTTGCAATTTAAATAGACTCCTTATATAAATATGCAATAAATTATTATCAATACATTGAAAAGCATCCAAGTTTACAAAGTCAACATAGAATTTAATGTGTAATTAACGAAGCAAGCTTCTATTACACGTAATTAAATCTCCAAATTGACTTTGTAATCCATGGTGCTTTTACTAATGATCTCAATAATTTAGCATATTTAAGGAGTAATATTATGCAAAAAAGAAAAGAAATAAATAGTCCTGAGGACTTTAAAAATCCATTAGCACCTGCAAGTTATTATCAATGTGCCAGAATTGGAAGACATTATGCAGGAATTCTTTCAGATGCCAAAGATCAAGGAATTACTTATTCCAGAGAAACTTGGAAAGATTCCAGCCAAATTGCAGGACATTTTTGGGGGAAAAGCAAGTCTGGTAAATTTACCATGACCGATGCTTATAATTATATCCAGAGTAAACTTACTGATAAAAACTTTGGTAAGTTGCCCAAGAGGTATTCAAATGCGATCCGAGACTATATAGCGAAAAGGGATGCTGTTTAGATAAGATTGCTTCGTCTAGGTTAGGATGAAATTGAGATTCCTAACCTAGATATTTTTTTATTCGCTTGACAGCCTTTTATATTACATGCCTTCGGCATATCCTTTTAAATGGTAAGGAGACCTTTTCCCCCATTTTTATTAAATATTTATGATTGCTTTTTAAATTATTCCTAAATAGATTGTGAGACAGCGCGTCTTGTTGAGGGCATCTATAATTATTAACAGTTTATACATGACTAATAACACTTTGTCCACATAAAAACTCTTTATATAAACAACTTATCCACAGTTAAAATGCAAAAATACATTATAATGGTGGGAGTCGTAGTATTTAAAATGCTGCAATCTATTAACGTGCGCAAATCGTTTGACAAACTCTGCCGAACCTGTCAAACTATAGCTGTGCCGTTGGGCAAAACATTTTAAATTATTTTTTAGGAGTAAAGGCTATATGAAAATAAATCCGTTTCGTTTATATACTGTCGATCCAATTAGCAACAGTTTTAGCTATTGGTATCCACATACTAAAATGCTTGGGTTATTTGTAAACTCAAACATTGCAGTTAAACTCATGTACTTTTTAAAAGGATATCCTTCTTTTAGTAAAGATCGTGGCATAATTAGACACAGCATTTGGG